AAGTTAGAAGAAAATGAAGTTCATACTCTTCTATTTGGGTTTGACAAAGATGAATAAATATACATATTAAACTATAACCTCATAAAGTGAGGATTTGATGTTATTTGAGAACTGCACTTATCAAAGGGTGCAGTTTTATTTATGCCACTCTCCTATTTCGAGTGGTTAATTTAATAAAAATGAAGGGAGTGTTTGTTATAGCTAAAGGCGCACCAACAAAATATGAAACAACTCAGGACGCTATGAATTCTGCTCCTGAAATAGATATTAATGTAAATATTAATATTCCAAAAATACAGACAGTAAAAGAAGAAAAAAAATACAAATGTACATGTTGTGGTGATAGTTGGGATGTTCAAAAAACCCATTTTAGCATGTCAAAATCAGTACTGTATCAGTCTAATAATGGATACATAAATATTTGTAACTCGTGCCGTGATAAATATTACTATCAACTTATTGATTTATATAGTGGCAGTGAAGAAAAGGCAATTGAACATATGTGTAGACAATTTGGATGGATATATCACATAGATGCACTTGAAGCTTCAAGGCAAGTTTCCGTCGATAGATCTAGAGTCTCGCACTATCTCGCAAAGAAAAATCTAGGACAGACAAAAATGGCGGGGGTTACAGATATTGATACTGTTAAATATGAATTTATTAATAGAAAATCAGAAGTAATTGAAACATTAGATGATGTAAAGGATTTTAAGAAGACCAAGCTAAAATCTGTTAAATTCTTTGGGACTGGTTTTGAAGATGATGATTATGCATTTCTTCAAGAACAATATGATGATTGGACAACTCGCCATGAATGTAAAACTAAAAGTCAAGAAGAAGTATTTAAGCGTATTTGTTTTAAACAACTTGAGTTATTAAAAGCAACTAGAACTAATTCAAACACAAAAGATTTAGATAAAACACTTCAAGATTTATTAGCCACTGGAAATCTTCAGCCTAAACAAAATAATATGGATGCTTTAGCAGAAGACAGAACGTTTGGTCAATTAATTAAAATATGGGAAAACGAAAAACCTATTCCAGAACCAGAAGATGAATTTAAAGATGTAGATAAAATAGGTAAATATATATCCGTGTTTTTCTTGGGTCATCTCGCAAAGATGGTTGGTATAAAAAATAAATTTGCAAGAATGTATGAAGATGAAATGAATAAATATACCGTTCAAAAACCAGAGTATGAAGAAGATTCTGAAGCTTTGTTTGATGCAATTTTCGGTGGTCATTTAGATAGTTCTAAAGATGGTGATTCTGATGGCTGATAAAAAAATGACCGCTAAAGAAGTGGCTAATAGCAAAGCTGAACAATTAATGAATACTATTGCATTTCGTGCAGGTTATTACCGTTCAAATCCACATAGATTTGTCAAAGAATATTTAGGAATAAATCTTAAATTATTTCAAAAAATACTATTGTATATGTTTATGATTAGCAATTATGCAATGTATTTGGCTTCAAGGGGTTAACAAAGGGATTTTGGAGGATAATTACCTCCCACCCTTTCTTATATTAAAATAAGGGAGGGAAATTATATGAAAAGTATATTTTCAGATACACAATTAGAGTTTATTAAAAATAATTATGATAAATTGTCATACAGGGATATAGGAAATATTCTTGGATTTACAGAGCGCCAAATACGTGGAAAAGTAAATGGCATGGGATTGACTAAAATAAGAAAGTTTAACGATATCTATTTTAAAAATATTGAATCGCCTAACCAAGCATACTGGTTGGGCTTTATTTATGCAGACGGATATATAATTTCTAATGAAAAGTTAAGTAATTATGAACTTGGAATAGAAATAAAAGACTCTGATATTAAATTATTAGAAGACTTTAATAATGAACTAGGTGGCGTACATAATATCATTTTAAAACATAATAAAAAAAATTTTAATGGATATAAATATGAAACCGATAGTTGCGTTATTAGGATATATTCTAAAAATTTAGTGGATGATTTGATCAGTTTAAATGTTTATCAAAATAAGACAAATGTGATTGATTTTCCAGTTTGCGATAATTACTTTTTTGACTTTTTAAGGGGATTTAATGATGGTGACGGATGTATATCAGTAGATAAAAGAAACCATATTCGTTTGCAATTTGTTAATGCGAATATATATTTCTTAGAGTATTTACAAAAATCAATAAAAAGTCTTTTAGGTATTAACGGTTCAATATATAAAGAAACAGATAAAAAGTATCAACTAACTTACTTTAGGCAATTAGATGTGAAAATTGTATTAGATAAATTATATGAAAATTCTAATTGTCAATTATTAAAAAGAAAATATGAAATATATAAATCCTATTATGGCTCTCCTGCTTAGAAATAAGTAGGTAATAAAGAATGGAAAATCGGTGGACGCTAAGTCGATAGATATGCCAATACCGAGGTAAAGCACAGATTGCGAAAGGCTGTGGCTCACCGTAACGCATAGGTAGTGAATAAATATAATCTACCCAAGAGTCCATTCCACCTAAACGTAAAGTCGTAGGTGAAAATGTATGCTAGACTGGATTGGAATTGACCAATCGATGAAAATGAGGGAAACCTCCAGAGCAGCGGATAAAAAGCCGTTGGTTAATAACATTCGCAAGGTAAAACCTTCTTGGTTGCACTATTTTGTGTAGTACGATGTATACTTTTTCCAGGTTCAAAAATTTGCATTGCTAGTTCCACAAGATCTCAGGGTAATGAGGTACTTCTTAAGATACAAGATGAATTAATGAAGATGTCTCCCAATCTTGCGTATGAAATTAAAGATTGTAATATAGGACAAAATAACGCAAAAATTACATTTAAAAATGGATCTTGGATAAAAGTTGTGACTTCAAGTGATTCAGGACGTGGATCTCGTGCAAATATTTTGTGCGTGGACGAATTTGTAAAAGTTGATTTAAATGTTATAACTATGGTATTGCGTAAGTTTTTGACAGCTCCTAGACATCCAAAATTCTTAGATAAACCAGAATATAAAGATTATCCACAAGAAAGAAATAAAGAGTTTTATATGTCTTCTGCTTGGATGAAATCCCATTGGAGTTTTAATAAATTAAAATCTTTTGTTGCACAGATATTAGATGATGGGAAAAAGTATTTTGTCTGTGGTTTACCATATCAGCTTTCAATTAAAGAGGGATTACTATCTCGTGAACAAGTTGAAGATGAGATGTCTGAAACAGATTTTAATGAAATGATTTGGCTAATGGAAATGGGTTGCTTATGGTTTGGAGATACGGATGGAGCATTTTTCTCATACGAAGATATCTCAAAACAACGAATTCTTCAAACAGCCATATATCCACCTTCTAATTCTACCGATAAGAAGTTTAAAATACCTGATTTAGCAAATGGCGAAAGAAGGATTTTGTCTGTAGACGTTGCTCTACTTGCATCTAAAAAACAAAATAATGATGCTGCCTCCATATTTATTAATAGTGCATTGCCTACAAAAAGTAATAGGTATATTGGTAATTTGATATATACAGAAAATCATGAAGGATTGCTTACAAGTGAATTAGCTTTAATAATAAGAAGGTTATTTGATCAGACGAAATGTACAGATATCGCCTTAGATGTTAAATCGATGGGAATTGGTATCTATGATGCTCTCTGTCGTGATATTCCAGACCCTTTATATGGAGTAGTATACCCACCATTAAGTTGTTGTAATGATCCTGTTTATGCTGAAAGATGTATAGATAAAAAAGCACCTAAAGTTATTTGGGCAATAAACGCTACTGCTCAATTTAATAATGATATGTATTTAAGTTTAAGAGAAGGATTTAAACAAGGTAATATTAATTTATTAATAGATGAATTTAGTGCTGAAGAAATACTTAAAAATATTAGTGGATATAAAAAAATGTCATCTTCAGAAAAAACCAAATTGCAATTACCATACATACATACTACTTTACTTGTTAATGAATTAATTAATCTTGAATATGAAACAAAAGGTGTAAACATTAAAGTTTTTGAAAAATCAGGTATGCGAAAAGACCGTGTTTCCAGTATTGGATATAATTATTTCGTGCAGTGTCAGCTTGAAAGAAAACTTAGAAAACCCAAAAACACCAATTTCGATCCCACATCCATGTTCCAATTCCGTCAACCAGTAATACGTAAACATTA